CATTTTTATTTATCTACCTATTGACGATGGTGTCATTATCTGAAACAATCCACTCGCAGTCAATCATTTTATTTTAACCTGGAGAAAATTATCATGAGCATAGTTACCATTGATTTATCAAAAGCCACGCCGGACCAGCGCGCGGCAGTTGTCAGCTTTATTAATTCATTCCCGAGCGCTGCCATTGAGCACGCGACTCTCGCCCACGAACATGAATCCACAATGCCGGCGCTCGCATTCAGTGCCGAGCTGACCCCCGAGGCAGCGTTTGGCCCTTTAGCGTCGGGGGTGCCTGCCCCCTCTATTGCGGGTGTCGCTCCGTTGTCGATTGCCCCCGTGGCACCGCCGGCTCCTATTTCAACCGAAGCTCCAAGCGCATCATTACCGAATGCAGCATCCGCCGCTCCAATCCCCCCGGTTCCGATTGCTGCACCTCAATCCGCGAGCCCTGCAGGCAGCGTTGAGGTGGACAAACACGGCTTACCATGGGACATGCGCATCCACGCCAGCACAAAGACCAAAGTTGCAGACGGTAGCTGGAAAATGAAACGCGGAACCGACCCGGCCGTAATTGCAACCGTCGAGGCTGAGCTGCGTCAATTGATGGCGGTTCCAACCGCAGCCCCCGCTGCCAACTGGGTGCAACTTAATAAAACTGACGACAACCCTGGAATTATCACCCAATCCGGCGGCTGGCCTTTCCCAGCACCAGCACCAGCACCAGCACCAGCACCAGCACCAGCACCAGCACCAGCACCAGCACCAGCACCCGACGCGCGTCAAGCCTTCGTGGCACTGGTAGGCCGCACGTCGGCCGCCTTACAAGCTGGCAAGGTAACGCAAGCCGAAGTCGCGCAATGCTGCAACGAGGCGGGAATTCCAGCGTTGCCTCTGCTGGCCAATCGCCTCGACCTGTTACCACTGGTTGCCCGCAATATTGATGCGCTTATTGAGGCGCGCACAAAATGAGCGGGGATCATTCAATACTACCACCGAGCGGGGCTGCGGCATGGTCACGGTGCGGACTGTGGGTGCGAATGAATCAGCAGTTCCCTAAGTCCGACACGCCAGAGAGCATGGAAGGTACCGTGGCGCATTGGGTATTTGCTCAGATGCTTGCGGGATGCAATGTTAACGCTGGTGACATTTCGCCCGAGGGAATTGTGGTAACCGACGAAATGGTTGAGGGTGGCGAACTCGTCATCGAGACGGTAACCGCCCGCATGCACGGTATGGAACTGCGTGTCGAGTCAGGCGTCGCAATTCCGCGCATTCACGAAAAATGTTGGGGGACGCCTGATATTTGGGCAGCAGACTTGTCGCGTAAAGTGCTCGAAATCATTGACTATAAGTTCGGTCATCGGTTTGTCGACGAGTACGAAAATGATCAAGGCGTCGCCTATATTGCAGGGATTATCGACGCACTGTCAGACGCGCCGGGATTGCTCGATCAAGTGCTAATTGTGAATTTCACAATCGTGCAGCCTCGCTGCTTTTTGAAAGGTGCACCGGTACGCACCTGGACCGTGAGGGCTTCCGACCTGCGCGCGCAGATTAACAAACTGAAACGTGCAGCAGAGTTGTCGCTTGATGCAAACCCCGTGGCCACGACTAACAGCGAATGCCGTGATTGCCCTGGCCGCCACGCATGTCCAGCTTTACAACAGGCCGCGTATGCTGACGCTGAATATTCGGCAATGTCCTCGCCGGTAGAACTCACGCCCGCAGCAGCAAGCCTCGAATTGAAAATGATGGAACGAGCGCTTGAACGATTGCAAGCTCGAGTTGAAGGCATGCGCGAGGCTGTCACGGGTTACGCTCGGCAAGGTCAGGTTGTCCCATATCATCACATTGAGCAAGGCTTCGGGCGGCAACAGTGGTCGCTCCCTACCGAGCAAGTCGTTGCAATGGGCCAACTCTTGGGGGCCGATCTGTCAAAGCCTGGAGTCGTTACACCCAAGCAAGCCTTAAAACTAGGTGTTGACGAAGCCGTCATTAACGCGTACAGTGTCACACCATTGGGGTCCATAAAGCTTGTCTCCGATAATCCCGCCGATGCTCGCCGAGTATTTGGCACAACAAAATGAAGGAAAATTAAAAATGTCTAAAACTGAAAATGATGCAATTGAATTTGCTAAAACCCTGCGACAAGACGATGCCGACATGTTCCTGAGCATGTGGCATGACGGTAAGTTCGACATGATTCAAGGACACTTCCCGGCATTCATGGGCGACAATACTGCTGATGCTGATGCTGTAAGCAAAGGGGGCGATAATGGAAATTAAATTTATAGCGATTATCGGCATGGACGCATGCCTCAAGGCTGTTGAGTCTGACGGCTACGCTCTGCGATATGTGAAAGACCAGAGTGAGGCTGTATGCCTCAAGGCTGTTGAGTCTGACGGCGACGCTCTGCAATATGTGAAAGACCAGAGTGAGGCTGTATGCCTCAAGGCTGTTGAGCGTAACGGCTACGCTCTGCGATATGTTTTGGAATTCGAGCTGTTCGTCAAGATTGCGGGCATTTTTAACATTGAAGTCGTTTATTAAGGAGAAATACAAATGTCACAAAAAGTAAATATCACCTCCCCAGTCGGTCGTATCGTTATGGGTTCGCTGTATGACCCGAGCACTACCGATGCCGAAGGCAAACCGTTGGTCATCAAGACTGGCCCGAATGCCGGGCAACCTCGCGTTAATTATTTTTTTGCGTTGGCTATCCCTAAAAATCCGGGTGAAACTCATTGGGCGCAATCATCGTGGGGTGCGCAAATTTGGAACGTTGGCAACCAGGCGTTCCCGAACATCGCTCAGTCCCCTGCATTCGCGTGGAAAATTGATGACGGCGATAGTGCGATCCCAAACAAGAAGGGTCGCAAACCGTGCGATAACGAGGGCTGGAGAGGTCACTGGATTATTAAACTGTCGGGAGGTTTTGCGCCCAAGGTCTACCAGCAGGAAGGCTCGGGATATGTACAGGTCACGCAAAAAGACTTTTGCAAGCCCGGCTACTATGTCGAGGTCGCTTTCAGTGTGGAAGGTAATGGCTCTGCTCAGCAGCCCGGCGTATATCTCAATCACTCAATGGTAGCGTTTCGCGCATACGGTGCCGAGATTGTGTTCGGCCCCGATGTGGCGAGCGCGGGCTTTGGGCAAACACCATTGCCAGCGGGTGCCAGTCTGACACCAGCGCCGAGTGCGATCCCAATGCCTCAGGGAGTGGCCCCAGCCCCTTTACCGCTCAGTGGTTCTGCGCCAACGCCACCCGTCGCTGTGCCGGTTGTGCCTGTCATTCCTAATGTGCAGTTTGCCCAAGTGCCAGCTGTCCCAGCAGCACCTCCAGTGCCAACTCACCGAATGACGGCAGCAGCGCAAGGGATCGCGTACGAGGCTTATATAGCTCAGGGTTGGACTGACGCGCTACTGGTTCAAAACGGCATGATGTTGGCTTAATCATGATACAAGCACCCTCACCTCCCGCCGCACCGGCAAAACGTCAGGTCGCATTTTATGACACGGAATGTTATCCGAATTACTGGCTACTGAAATTCAAGCCCCGCGGAGGCGAGGTGTACGACTTCCGGCTGTACGCCGGCGAATCGTTTTCAACCGTTGAAGCTGCACGCATTCGGCTGTTATTTGATAGCTATTGCGCAGTAAGTTTCAATGGTAATTATTACGACGTGCCGATGATTACATCGGCATTGTCAGGTTATACAGCCGAGCAACTTAAATGGCAAAACGACCTCATTATTGTTGAAAAGGTTAAACCGTGGGAATTGGGCTTACCGGATTGGAAGCCCTCCGACCATATCGACATTATGGAAGTCGCACCAGGTGCCGGCAGTCAAAACCAATACGCCGGCCGCATCCATTACAAAACGATGCAGGACTTACCCTACGATCCGGCCAAACATTTAACGCTCGAAGAAATACCCGACCTTGACGAAAAATGCGAAAACGATCTGTTGAAGCTTGAGGCAATTTTCGACGCGCTGCAGCCACAGGTTAAGGTGCGCGAGGCGTTAAGTGCTCGTCACGGTATGGATTTGCGCAGTAAATCAGATGCGCAGCTGGCCGAGGCGATATTGAAAAAGCGATGCGAGCAAGCGCTCGGGTATCGTATATACAAACCCGAAGTCGATTGGAATCTAAAGTTCCGATACAAGGTGCCCGACTTCATAGCCTACACCTTACCGCAGCTGCAAAACGCATTGTCAAGAGTGCGCGAGTCAATATTCGGACTAGGATCAAAAGGCACCGTCGAAATGCCGCCACAGCTTGAAGGGCTTGAAATTGCCATCGGTCAATCTGTCTATAAGGTCGGCATTGGAGGTCTACACTCGCAAGAAAAACGTACAGCACGATTGTCAACAGATACGCACGTGCTGCGCGACAATGACGTAGCAAGCTACTACCCGTCGCTAATGATTAACTCGGGGGAATTCCCGCCAGCACTCGGCCCGATGTTCTTGGAAGTTTTTAGCGAAATTAAAGACGAGCGCCTCGCGGCTAAAGAATTGCAAAAACGACTTGGCAAAGAAGGCTTTATCGGAACCGTTGAATACATTGCGGCCGAGACAGAGAACGAAGGGGGTAAGGTTCAAATAAACGGCACGTTTGGCAAGACCGGCAGCCCTTACAGCGTGCTATTTGCCCCCACGATGCTGATACAGACCACGATCACGGGTCAGCTGTCCTTACTCATGCTTATTGAATGGCACGAGGCCTATGGCATCCCTGTCGTGTCTGCAAACACCGACGGTATTGTGATCAACTGCCCGCGCAATATGGTGCACGTCAGCGAGGCATTAATCGCGGAATGGCAGAAGCGCACAGGGCTTGAAATGGAAACCGTCGAATACCGCGCCATATACTCCCGCGATGTCAACAACTATTTTGCAGTCAAAGCGAACGGTGAAGTTAAGCGCAAAGGGGAATACTCTAAGGGCGGCCTGGTTGAAAAGAAAAATCCCGACGTTGAGATATGCTCCGATGCTGTGGCCGACTACCTGGCAAACGGCGTGCCGATCGAATACACAATCGCAGCGTGCAGGGATATTCGCAAATTTGTAACGATTCAAAAAGTCGGCGACAAGGTTGGCGGCGTCAAGATGTGGGGGGATGGCCCGCGTAAAGGTGCCCGCGTCATGGATATGACGGCCACGCTAGCTGCCGGCGGCTGGGTCAAAGAGGGTCGCAAGTGGCGCAATGGCGACCTGCTGAGCGACGCATTCACGGCATACGCATCATGCTTTAAGCCACAACGCCCTGAATATCTGGGTAAGGTTGTACGCTGGTATTACAGCACGCAAGCGCCCGGCCCTATTGTATACGCAACCAACGGCAATACCGTCAGTCTGTCCTATGGTGCCCGCCCCTGCATGGTGTTGCCGGACGAATTCCCGACAGATATTGATTATGATTGGTATATAAAAAAATCGGAGTCGATACTGGTTGACATAGGTAAATAACTTATCATATAATGCAGCACCTGGTAGACAACTAAAGGAGCTTTAAATGAATACAACCATAACCACAGAGGATGGCAAGAAATTTAAAAGTAACGATGTGAA